GCATTCGAGGGCGTGGTTATCGCTATTCGTAACCGCGGTCTGCACTCTGCATTCACTGTTCGTAAAATTTCCAACGGCGAAGGCGTTGAGCGTGTCTTCCAGACTCACTCTCCGGTAGTTGACAGCATTGCTGTTAAACGTCGTGGTGCTGTACGTAAAGCTAAACTGTACTACCTGCGTGAGCGTACTGGTAAGTCTGCTCGTATTAAAGAGCGTCTGAACTAAGAACGCATCTCACGCGACATCCAAAGCGTGTTATAGAACAAGGGGTTAGCATAATGCTGACCCCTTTTTTTGTTTCTGTGTCCACGGAATGTCCACGCAGATCGCGTAATGTCCACGAATGACCACGACAGAAGAATAAAAAAACCTGCCGAAGCAGGTTATAGCCAAAGATTACCTTGATTGTACTTGGAAGGGTGGGGCGGGGCTGGTACTACCTCGCCAGGCTTAACGATGAATCTGGCAAGGGTTTCATGCGTAACAAAGGTGCATCCACAATTTATGTTTTGGCACTGATGATAACGCTCTTTCGTTTCAGTGCTCAGATATCGGCTTGACCGCGCATGTGAGGCATCTTGGCATAACGGGCAGTGCATCATAATTTTTCCCCCTCATTTGTAACCTGAGGGGATAATAAACCCGAAACTTACATTTGCAAGTTTATGTTTGCATTTTTTTATTTTTCAACTTCTTCATATTCAACATCAGACAACTTAACTTCAAGCTCCAGCCCCGTTGAGTAGCCGTTATTGCTGAGTGAGTGTGTCACTTTCGTAATTATCCACACCTGCTCATCTATGACCCGCTTGAACCCTGTCACCCTGACCGGTGTCTCTGGGTAGAGGTCTGCCCGCCCCGTTGCAAGACTGATGGAAAACTCTGCAACACCCCGTTGTAACTTATCCCACTTTGCCTGGGCTGCGCGCATAGCCTGTGCTTTGCTGGCAAAAATTGTTGTCAGCGCAAACACATTATCGGCCTCACCGGCCATGTATTCGCCCTCGCGCGCTTCCGGTTCTTTTACGGGTGTTTTCGCTTTAGGGTGAGCTGTGGCTTTGGTTTTCTTTTCCTTCTCCTTGCGCTTGAGCTTCACCTTCTGAGCCTGCGGTTTCGGGTCTTTGGTGTGCAGCCATTTCGCAGTAACACCCGTGTACGCCCCACGGTCGGCTATTGAGAATTGATGCCTGTCGCCATCTTCGCGCGAAATCGTTACCTGCGGGATCGCTTTTCCGCTGGCGGTCACTCCGCGCCCGGCCTTGATAAACAGCAATTTCCCGGCCTTAACCGACACCTCACCGCCGTTGAGTTCTGCAAGGCGTGTCAAAAATTTGGCGTCTGATTCCTGCGACTGGTCAATGTGAGGAATTTTGATTTTTGCCAGCTCCGGCAAAACGCTGGCGGTCAGTTTATTACGTGCCGCGATCGCCTCAATAATGGAGGCAATTGTGGTGTCATGCCATGACTCTTCCCGGCGTGAATTGAGCGTGCCGCGAAAATCTGCACTGCGTGCGCGGATGGTCACGGTGTCGGGCGCGCCCCTGTGCTCCACTTCGTCAACGGTAAAGCTCCCCTTACCCACGAGAGCAAAGCCTTTCCAGCCCAGATACAGGCTGAGAACCGCGCCGCGCAACGGAAGCTCGACCAGCCCGTCTGAATCATCCAGCTCTATATCAAGCTGGTCAGCCTCAAATCCGCGGTTGTCGGTCAGCGTCAGGTTAATGAGCCGGTCACTGATATTGCCGGTAATATCCTTACTGTTAATTGTCAGCATGAAAGCGGGCGTCAGCACACCACCCGCATTATTATTCAGTACATTTAGCATTAACCCATCCCCACCATACCGGGTAATTTCTTCGCCATATCACCCGCCTTGCCGATAAGGGTTTCGGCCTGCTTGCCAATATCCCCGTAAAGTGCAGCAAGTGAAGGGTCTACGCGGGTAAGCGTCAGAGTAAAATCAATTTTCCGCGCCGTTCCGTCAGAGAAAAAAACACTGCCGGTGTCGCTCACGTTGTTGATGACGTACATGCCATAAATCATGCCGGTGCCATCCAGCAGCGGCCACGCGCGCCCCTCCTCAGCCATCAGCCTGATGGTGGTCATCGTCATTCGCCCACCCGTCAGCTCGGGATAAAGCACCCCGGCAAGGGTGATCTTTTCCTCACCCACACCGAGGAACTGAAAGGCGTCACGTTTACCAACGCGACTATTTGACGGCCAGCGGTATTCTGCATCCCTCTGTAGGGTCTGATAGGGCAGCGTCTGGCGCATAAAAACAAACATACCTAATGCAAGCATCATGTCGGGCGTTTCTCCTTATTCGTCATGCATCATGCTGGAACGGCTACGGGCACGCTTGTCACGCTCATATTTTTCGAGCGCATCCTGCAACTGGCGGTCGAGGTTTGTCCCCGAGCCAGCGCCGCCCTGCACCGTGATGTGATAGTCATTTTTGCTCTGGTCAACATAAGACCGTCCCGCCGGTGCTGTCACCGGCTTGTAGCTCTGATACCCGCCGGTGACGCTGGCGGGCTGACCAGCGGCGGGCTGATACGCCTGCCACCCCGGAGCATTTCCCGCCGGAGCAGGGTAAGGCTGGTAGCCTCCATACGTACTGGACGCCGGGACATAACCACCAGACTGAGCCGCCGCGTTTGCTTTCGCTGCCGTCTTATCAAGCGTTCCCGATTCTTTGTTGATGACGCCGAGCTTTTCCAGCACCCAGTCAATCCCGCTACGCAGCTTGTTAAAGGCCGTGAGGGGAAGGGTCAGGGCATCGGCCAGCGCCTGACCGAATAACACACCGGCATCACGGCAACTGTTTAGCGTGTCCTGCGTCGACTTCACCGGGGCAATCAGGTTACTGAACCATTGCCATAACTCCTGGAGCTTTACGCCCAGCCAGTCAAACACCGGCTTAAGTGGTGCAAAAAGCTCTGCGACAGGTGCAAAGGCAGCTTTCAGACCTTCAACCACGCCACCGAAAAAGGCACTTATCGGCTCCCAGTATTTACGGATGAGCAGCGCACCAGCCACAACAGCCGCAACCACGGCCACAATCGGCCAGCTTATTGCACTGATGGCCGCAACTATCGCGCTACCCGCCATACTGAAACCGACACTGAGGAACCCCGCCCCGGCTATCAGCGCATTGATGCCCGTCATAACAGGCCAGACAACCAGACCCAGACCGCCCAGCACTGCGGCCAGCCCTGCAATTGCGCCGGTAATCATGACCAGATTTGAGGCAAGGGCAGGGTTTGCATTCACCCAGGCATTCAGTTTGCCGAGCCAGTTTGTCGCGGTTTGGGTTAGGGTACGCAGCTGCGCATCCATTTGGGTGAAGACCGAAAAACGCAGCCCCTCAAACTGACCGCTCAGACGGGCAACGTCACCGGATAAATTATCCCGCAGGGTTTTCCCCATATTGTCCGCTGCGCCGCTGACATCCCCGAACTGATTTTTAACCCCGGCAAGCGCACCGAGAAACGCGGGGATCTGGTCAATGGATAAATCTTCAATCGGCGTGCCAAACAGTGAAATAGCCGCGTTTGCCCGCTGTGCCGGGTCTTTGATGGCCAGCAATCCCTTTGCCGTTTTCTGCATGGCCATACGGGCTTTTTCACCGCCACTGGCGATGTCGCTGGACATTTTTTTAGCGTTTAACCCAATTTCCTCGTAGGCCGCAACGCTGTTTTTTGACATGTCAGAGCCGCGAATGCTGAATTCCTTAATCGCATCCCCGGTCTTGTCGAGGGCAAATTTACCCTGTTTCGACATGTCGACCAGCAGAGACATGGCCTCAGCCCCACTGAACCCGAGGTTTCGGAAGTGGGTCGAATATTCGTGAAGAATTTCCGGCATTTCACCGCGCATTTCGGCGGATACCCGCTGCATCCCGGAAACAATCAAATCCATTGCTTCATCACTGCTCGCCGCAAGCCCGTTTTTCATCATGATGGCGGCAATCTGAATACTCTCGGTCGTGTCCGTACCGAATGCGGTTTGCATATCCAGCGCCTTGCGGCTGATACGGTCTAACTCTGCCTCACCCACATTTCCCAGCGTTCCGAGGGTACTGCGCACAGCCGACACTGCCTCGGTGATTTTTTCGAGGTCATCACTCACGCCGGAAGCACTGATACCCGAGAGGCTCCACCACTCGACGCACTGCGCCAATCGTTCCCTTATGCGCATGGATAAACCACGCCGCGCGGATCACTTCACGCTTTGTCGTCTCCGGCCAGTTCTCATCCCACCGGTCAACAGAAAATGCCCACGCCAGCCACGGCAGCAGATTTGCCGGGCAGGTGTCTGCGTTCCAGAGCCTGCGTAATGGAATGGGGGTGTTTTCTATCTCCGCACAGGCGCGCGCCGCCGCAACTTCAAGCTGTGACGAACCCACGGGCAACAGTCGGGAATCACTCATCATTACCCCCGATAGTCACGCCGTACTCGCTGCACCATGACGCCTGGGTGTCATCCAGCACGATATCCGCCGCAGGGGATGCCAGCTCGACGCGCTGGACGCCCTCGACATGGAGCGCGGCATAAATGGCAGACTTGCGGATATCACGCCCGAGCCGGTGCTGTGCCGTGATGTAGGTCTGGAGTTTCGCTTTTGCAGCACTGAGCACCGGCTCACTTTCGGGGCCAGGGTAAAGGTAAAGTGATGCGGTGATTTTATAGTCGACAATATTTGCAGACTGGACGGTCACGCGGTCGGAAACCGGCCTCACATCCTCATCGTTCAGCGCATTTCGGACGATAGTGAGCAACTCATCAGAGGCAACACCGTTATTTTCCCGTGAAAGAACGGAAACCGTTACGCAGGCAGGTTGCGGGCTGATAACGGAAATATCGGCAACACGGCCATCAGCACTGCGCCCGTGAAACTGATATGCCCCCGTTGACCCGGCCACACTCAGCCCCTCAGGTGCCTGCTGAATGCGCAGACGAAAATCAGTGTCTGACTCCATAACGGCAGGCGTGGGCGGTAACGTGGAGTCATCAGCAGGCGTAATAACAAGACGCTCAACACCACAGTTTGCGCCTAACTGGTCAAGGTCATTACCGGCGGAATAAGCCAGCATGACTGAACGTGCAGCCTCATTAACCCTCTGACGCCAGATAACTTCACGATAAGCGTTTTCTTCCAGGTACTTGGTTAACGGTTCCGACTCCAGCGCCAGCGTGCGCGCAATGGCCTCCTGCTGCTCTTCGGGAAACAGCGAAATCATCGTTGCCTTTCGTTCGGCAAGGATGGTTTCAAAATCAAGCTCCTCGACCACATCTGGGGCGGGGAGCTGGCTCAGGTCAATAACGGGCATAATTCAGCTCACAGGCAGGGTTAGTGAAAGGGATCCCCCGGTGTCGGTACGCTTGCCGGTCAGATTGACAATCATCTTCCCGTTGAACTGGCGTTCCGTGGTCACAGAGGTCAGGGTGATGCGAGGCTCCCACTTCTGCACGGCCATGTAACAGGCGACCATGATTTGCAGCTCAAGCGCCGGAGTTTGCGGCTGGTCAATCATGTCAGGCAGGAGCGAGCCATACTCCCGGCGCATCACGCGGGAACCGACAGGCGTTCGCAGGATGTCACTCAGGCTCTGGCTGATATGCTCTTCATCGGTGAGCGACCGGCCATCGGTTCGGCTCATGCCGATATAACGGGCTGTCATTTTGTCCCCTCCGTCCAGCTTCCGCCGCGTTCGACGTTGCCGTGGTCGTGGTCATCCACCTGCACGCCGTTGGAAGTAAATTTCCCGCCGGTGTGTTCGATGTTCCCGGTCATCTTCCCGCCTTTCTTCACTTCCAGCGTGCCCGTGGTCAGCTTGTTGGTACACACCACCTCGGGCGTGTCCAGCGTGATGCGGGTTTCAGCTTTAACCAGTACCAGCGGCACGGTCGCAGTGATGGATCCTGATGCGGTCACGTCAGCGGTTTTAATCCCGGAAACAGTCAGCGCACCGGTTTCAGGTTCATACTCAATGACCGCCCCGTCAGGGAAATCAATACGAAGCGCATCGGCTGAGCTGGAAGGTGCTGGAAAGTCATCAGAGAAGATGGCCGGTAACACAAACGCGGTGTCGAGTTCGCCGCCAATGGCGAGCACAAGCACCTGCTCACCGACAGAAGGTGCCCACCAGACACGCGAGCGCCCGGCGCGGGATGTCATCCAGTTAAGCCAGGTGGTTTTGATTCCGCCGGTCTGGACTCGACACAATCCATCCCTGAGATTGACCTCAGTCACAATGCCGGTGCGGATAAGATTTCGGATCGCGCGAGCGATATCCTGAAGCGTTGAGAGTGTATTCATACAAGGAAGGATGCCGCCGGGAGGAACCGGCGGCAACGGAGGCGGGTTTTGTCAGGAGTGGCACAACGTTAACCGGCCAGATGGTCGATAATAATGCGCTCAACGAGCTGCTGGTCAGTATCAGAAAAGCCCAGTAATTCGCGGGTCGGGTACAACACAGCAGCACTGTTGCGTGTGGGCTTATCCTTAAGCCCTGACTGGTGAACCCGGACAATACGCTGCACTTTCCCGGTAAATTCCACCGCTGCGGCACTGTCATCACCCGAAACTTTCATGTAACGGTTGGTGCGCAGTTTGGCGAACATTTCCCGCTTTACACGGTTTTTCTTACCCCTGACCGGCTGGCGTTTTCGGGGCGTGTACGGTGTCCCGTCCGGGGCTGTCTGGGACTTGATGCGCTGTTGCTGCTGCTGGCGTACCTTTTTCGCTATCTCAGTGGTCAGGCGACGACGGCCAGCAGGGGAAAGGGCAGCTATCAGCGCGGTCAGCCTGTCCTCAAAGGGCGTGAAGTCACTCATTCCACTTACTCACCAGTTCACCGTTGATATACAGCTCCATCGGTCGCGTGACCGGTTCCGGCGGCTCCGGTTCAGGAATATTATCCACATGGAGTGCATCCCCTACAGTCCTGACAAGCGTCCTCTCCGTCAGCAACAGACTGATGCTGATATCGAAACTGCTGTCATTGTTGATATCAGCGTAAAAGGTGAACCCTTTTTTCTGCCCTTCGTCAGTGGTCATGATGTCGGGCTGTTGCTCGCGTAACCATGCCATGACCGGGACAAGCAACAAATCAAAATCCCCCGTGAAATCCGTGACTACCACATTGAGCGTGTACTGTTTTTCGAATGACAGCGAGGCGGCAAGCGTTGCCGCTATTTTGCCGTTATCCACGAACAGACGCAGCATGTCCGGGTTTGTTCGCAGCACCGGCACGGCATCATAGAGCGCGTTGCGCAGACTGGCTGGTTTCAGCATCTAATTCATCCTGGCATTGTTTAACCACGTTGACCTGGAGTGCGCAGCTCTCCAGTGCGCGCTCAAGATGGCGAATGTCGGCGCTCAAATCGCCGTTCATTTGTGGATCACTGCCCGGCATCGGGCAGAGACTGACTTTCGGGCAACCGTTGTAAACAATCACTGGCGTCTGCGCAGGCGGCTCGCCGGTGCAGCCCGCGCACAGGCTCAGGCAAAACAGCGTTATACCAGCGGCGAAAGTCTTCATTTTCATTGAGTAGCCTCACAATCGTTTTTTCCCGCTGCGCTTCTCGCGCTTCGGCGGCATTCAGTTTCTGGCGCAACGCTACCTGCGCCCGCTCGTTTTTATCTGCCCGGATGGCGGCGACACTGAGCTGATTTTTCAGCATCCCAATTGTCGTTTTTTGCTGATTTGCGACCCGGTTTGCTTTATCAAACGATGTGCGCAGATTACCGTTTTCATGGCGCAGCCAGAGCAATCCAAGTACAGCAATCACCAGCATCGTAATCATTGCCTTCATCCCGTCACCCCGCCCGCGTTACGCCATACCGTGACCAGTTTTTCCAGACTGTGCTCCCGCTGGCCGTAACCTGCGCCGGGTAAAGACGCCCAGATGTTACGGCAGCGCGAAATTGCCCGCTCAATCCGCCCGTGACAAATATCGTCAAACGCGCCCCGTTCACGAATTAACTGGATCGCAAGTTTGTCCTGCGACAGCGGGCTGAAATCAGGCAACTGGAGCTGTTGCTGGTAGTGAGGCCAGAACAGATAAAGTTGCTGATATCGACCCGAGGCGGTGGACTTCTCCCCGCGCCGGTTAAACACTTTTGCCGGTCGGCCATGTGCAAAAGGGTGCGCGCTGTAATCGGTAAAAACCTCGGGCTTACCGTCAAGCCCGGTGACAATCACATCGTAACCACGGTTTTTCGTCAGGGGATGTGTCGCGGTTCCCTCTGAATACGCCAGCATGTCGAGAAATGCGGCAATATTCTGGTGTGTGTTAATGACTGGCATCATCTCCCCCCTTAGGTGATTTCATGCGGCGCTGAATGGCGATTTCGACCGCCTGATAACCGGCGATATCGCCGTCAGCGTTGACCAGCTCATGCGAGCGGAAGAATTCAAGTGATTTACGGCGTTGCTCGCGCTTGTGGATCACGGCTTCATAGCTGACATACGGTGAAGCTTTCTTGTTAACCAGACAAACAGCGCGCAACTGTTCCTCGCGCCATTCGCAGCGCATTTGCCACAGCTTGCGATACCACCAGTCCGCGCAAAGCATTCGAGCCAGTGAACCCGGAATAAGCTCGTAAGGCACTGGCTTACGGCGGCGCTTCTTACGGCGAAGTTGTTCGAAAGCCGGTGGTATAACATCAAGGCGCATGGCCTCTGCCGCAACCCTTTCCCAAGACTTGCGGATTTCTTCTGGCTTTACGTCATCATCAACAAACAGATCGCCGCAGGCCGTATCAAGACACGAACTCATGTGAGCAGCGACCAGGGTAGAAAGTCGCTTTACTTGCTCCTGATTCATTTCAGGAAGCATAAGCAGACCATCAAGCCCGTCATGGCTTGCCATGAAACGGAAAGATGCCGATACCTGGCTGACTCGCACACGCTCCAGCCGCTCAAGACAAGGCCTGATGGTTTCACGCAAATAGCGGGAATAAGCCTTCGGTTTGACCAGACTTTGAAAATATTTAATTCGTTCAAACAGGGGCTTGCTGATGTGTGCAGGTTCGGCAAGAACGTTGGCAATAATTACCTGGTCTGGGTTGAAGAGTTGTTGTTCCCGTGACATTTTTGCGCGGCTTACGAGTTGCTCCTGCGCCATGTCACGCTGAACTGGATCGCGTGATTCGTTATAGAAAAAGCGTTCCCAAACCTGATTACTCATGTCCTCGCGGCGCAGTTGTTCCTGCTCATTGTCCGCAGCGTAGAGAGTAATCAGGTTTGAAAGCGCAGAAACCGGCGCAACTTCCGCCGGGTTCAGGTAGGGGTTAACCGCTTTTCTTGCAGCACGCCACGGATAGTATTTATCTTCCGCAGAGTTAGGCATCAGCATCAGCCTCATTGAGAGCCTTGCTACAGAGCATCCCTACGCGCTCAATTTCAGCGGCCATCGCTTCAAGAGAAATAATGGCAGAATGCTGAATATGGTGATGAATCAGGCCAGAAATAAGCTGATTGATTTTTGGGTAATAGCCGATTGTACAGAGGCATAGCTCGCCAGCATTTTTCCCTGATTTAACAACTTTCTTTTCATTCAAAATGAATTGAAATTTGTCGCTGGTAATAACCCAGTTATCACCGATTTCGATGTGAATGCTCATTCAGTGCAACTCCATTGACTCGTTTTCATAACGCGCAGCCTCACCGCGCAGAAGTTCAGCCACTTCAAAGCAGGACATACGCTTGTTTGCGATATGAACGGCCAGAGCTTCAAGGCGAATTGAAACCGCAGCGGCGCGCGCTTTACGCTCTTCTTTCTTGGCTATATCAATCACGGCCATGAGGGGATCGCTTTCAGCGTTAAACATTTTTGGTGATTCTTTCTGCATGGTCTTTCTCCTGATTTCAGGCAAAAAAATGCCCGGCGGGTTTACGCCATTAATTTCGTTTCGGGTTAATTCGGCATGGTCAGCCGTTTGGGAAATAAGCTCACTACTGCGCGAAAATGATTCATCGCTGTAATAAGCGCTTTTTTCTCCTCAGTAGTCAGTTCACTTAATTTGAGGTCATGACGTGCGCCCGGTATTTTTGCCATAAAGAAAATCGCAGATAATGCCCGGCTATTTTCCTCATGTTGTGGATCACGTTTATCACGCATGTCGGCCACAAACCTTTCAAGCTCTTTGCTGCTGTCGCCCAGGTGTTTTGCACGCAGTTCAGCAACATAGTTAAGACCCACAAGGCGTTCGCCAACCATCAGCGGTGCAGTTTGCGGCAAAGATTCAAGAGCCATGAGCCCCTCTTTTTTTGGGAAGATAAACCAGCCAGTAAATCGGCTTGTGAGCGACTCGGGTGCCAGCGTTTGCCATCCTGCCCGATAATCCAGCCGTGACCGCAGTGCATGGCCGGGCTTGGTTTAACCAACAGGGATGCGAAAGACGGTTCATTTTTCAACATAGCCACCTCACATAAGACCGAATGAAGCGCCGAGGCCGCTCACGGTATCAACCGCGCTTGCCATTGCTGGATTAGCCTGGAGTCGAGCCTGTAACGCGAGGGCAGTAAGCGACAACATGCGAATACCGGCATTAACGCTCTCTATCATGTTGCTCTTACGAGACGGGGTAAGACGTTCCGTAGACACGGCTCCGCTTGCCAGTTCACCGAGTTCACTCATGGCGCGCATGACGTAAGACTGCAATTTGTCTTTCGCCAGCTCATTAACCGGCACGCATGGCAGGCAATGAATCTGAGCGAGAAATCCATCAACGAGCGTTGAGTCTTCTGTCAGGTCGGTCAGTGTCCAAATCTCGCGGGGCGTTAACTGGTGCGGCTGCTCAGGGTTGAGTTTGTTATAGAGCGTGTGTGGCTTGATATTCGCCTTAACCGCCAGCTCCTTGACGTTATGAGTCAAAGCGAAATTACGGCAAGCATCATCGAAGTGTGAATGTGACGAAACGCGAAAATCTAACATGTTGTGGTTCCTTTCAACTTGCAAAATCAAGTTACTGAAACACGGCATAACGCGAATTAATCGCCTGAGCCAGCAGACGCGCTCGGAAAGCTATCATATTGATTCTGCCCATGCTGCTCTCGCGAACACGAGGGACAGTAAGCAACTCGCCACGTTTAATCATGTCTTTTACTGTGTTGAGGCTGCATCCGTACTGCTCTGCGAACTCTTCATATGAGAGGAAGTCTGGGCCAGAAGGGATTGCAATTTGAAGAGTCTTCATTGAATATCTCCGGTTACGTTCGTTTTAGGTACGTTCTCGCACATTTACGGTGTGTTGAGGCAATGCTATCCGTTCAATTGGATGATTGCAACGTCCGATTGTTAATTTATGGGGTCTTTATGGACGATGAAAGCGGTGTTGCTCAAGAAATTTTCGAAAGAATTCTTATTTCTTATGGTGTTAGGACAAGGGCAGCATATTCAGAAATAACAAAAATACCTTTGCCTACTATCAGCAACTGGATGAAGAGAGGGAAGATTCCGGGTGACTATCTGATTCAATGCTCATTCGACACTGGCGCTGATATTAAATGGCTTCTTGAGGGTGTTGAACTTGCAAATGTAAGTTTGGCTCCTGGCAAATATCCCATGAATGGGAAAAAGCTGATGGAGGCGATGGAGAACTCTGGCGGTAAAGAGATTTTACAGCGCATCTTGCAGGCTTATGGTTTCACTTTGCAGAAAGAACTCGGCGATCATCTGGGAATTCCATCAGGAACTATGAGTGCATGGGTTCGCCGTGAGCATTTTCCTGGTGATGTCGTAATTGTCTGTGCGCTTGATACCGGTGCGTCATTGTATTGGTTAGCTACAGGTAACGGCAGTATACAAGAACAACGAACTGAAGAGCCGACATCATTGCCTGTGGGTTTGAAGCAGTTGCCAAAATACAGCGTTCACACCGGGCAAATGGTGGAATCTGGATTGTGGTTCTGTGATTCTTCAATGATTGATACAAACGTAATAAAGCCTGTGCTTGTAGAGAAAAATGGCAATGGCTGGCTTGTAGATCTTGATGTGAAAAATTTCGCTAATGGCCGCTGGCTTATCGATGTTGATGGCACCTGCGATGTATACGATATCGCGCGTTTACCTGGTAATAAGCTGGCAGTAAAAAATGATTCATCTCAGTTTGAATGCCTTGTTAATGAAATTATCTGCGTAGGCATGGTCTTTCTAACCTTAAGCAAAAGTATTTAAAAATGACTGCTAAGAAACTACCTTCTGGCGAATGGCTATGTGATTTTCGTGTTGGAG